GGAATAGGTTCAATGCCAACGTCTCTTTTAAAATCTGGAGAATTTTAATGTCGCAACTGAATGCCCAAGAACAGAACATCGATACCGTCGAATTCGATGAGATCGCAATCTACGGTACCGGCGGAGCAGGCATCGGTATCACGAAATACTTCGAAGCCGACCGCAACAAGCGCATCCCCGGCTACGCATCCCTGCATCCAGTATACCTGGACACCTCCAAAGCATCTACGTTCGGGGTGCCTGAGCAGTTCTTCTACCACCTCGAAAAAGAACCCGGCGAAACCGCCGACGGCTCTGGCGGCGTCCGCTCGGAACACGGCTCGACCATTATCGAGTACACCCGCGAGATCCTGCAACGCTTCAAACCGAAGAAGTGGAACATCGTCGTGCACTCGACCACCGGCGGCTCTGGTTCGGTCATGGGCCCGTCCATCGTTTCCGAACTGCTGGCAATGGGTCAGAACGTCATCGTCTTCACCGTCGGTGGTGACGATACCCTGAACTACATCAAGAACACCATCAGCGTGCTGGCCGGCTACGGCTCGATGTCCGAACTGCGTGAACGTCCGGTCGTTCTGCGTTACCTGCAGAACGGCACCGACGGCACCATCGAAGAAGTCGACCGCAAGATCCAGCTGGACATCTCGTGCCTGGCAGTCCTGCTGTCCGGCCAGAACAAGAACCTGGACTCGCGCGACATCGCCAACGTCCTGGACTTCTCCCGCAAGGGCGTCACTTCGTTCGGTCCGCAAGTCGCCGTACTGCACATCCAGCAAGGCAAACTGGAAGTCGGCGATCGTTCGGTCATCTCGCTGGCAACGCTGAACGACTCGCTGAACAACACCCGCGTTTCCCAGCCGGTCGAGTTCCAGCGCGTCGGTGTTCCAATGTACGTCAACGAAGAACAGCGCGAGCTCAAGTTCCCGCTGCACTTCGCCGTGACCGATGGCTTCGTCGACATCGTCATGCGCAACCTGCGCAAGCAGCGTGACGAGTTCAACCTGAAAGCCGAAAGCCGCGTCGTCCGCAACAAGCTGTCGACCGGTAAGGAAAAGGTCGCCGCAAACGGCCTGGTCTTCGACGAGTAATCGATGAACGGCCATCTGGTACCAGCGCCAACGTTTTCCATGCTGGCTGAGTTGTTTCGACTTCCTGAAAACGAGAGACCAAAAATCCTCTACGTTTGCCTGGAAGATAATCGGAGCATTCCTCAGCTGCTGGACAACCTGAAGCTGAAGCCACAAAAGTAACAGGCGCGCGTCCAGGAACCTTCGGGTTCCTGGATTGCATTTTTTATGCTGCCGAATTTTATCCTTGGCAAAAACGGCGTTTAGAGGCGTTTATGAGTGTGCAAGTATATTCTTATATCGGACACTAATCAAATGCACTACAGGTCTTTCTAACGAAGATTTGGGGCATTTATTTTAAAAGGAAACAGTCTGGTGAAAGAAGCCGAGTTTACCAAGTCTTCGGACAAACAGAATTGGATGGATACATCCGTGCTATCTGACAAACCCAGGAAGGTTACAATCATCGACCCGCGTCCTTACGTGATGGCGATGATGGACATTCTCGACTCGCTCGAGGCTGTCAAGGACGAGAACCTGACCAACAGGCAACTCGAACATCTTGCGAAGTCTTCCATTCGCACAATCATGTCGGCCATCATTGCTGGTCGCCGGGCATGGGTTTATGGCATCGATGCTGACGTGATCCTGAGTATCGTGGAACTGAAGAAGATTTTCGGTTTCGATATCGATGCTCGTCTTCGCGACAACATTCGCTATGAACTGGACTTCGATCTGGACCCACGGGTCATCGACCTGATCGATAAAAAGGCGTATACCGAGGAATCGAAAAAGGCAGCTGTGCGTATCGTCAGCCTGCTGAAAGAAATCGCCGACCTCATGAAGAACATCATGAACAAGAACCAGTTCGTGCTTCACGATCTCACCAATTCGAAAGACGGTCGGGTATTCTGGCTGGAAGAGTATGACGATTGGCGAGTCATTCAGTGGACGAAGGACGAACAGGCGAAAATCGATGCTCGCCATGAAGACATTTGATGGGTCTGGTTATCCAGTGCCACCTTACCGTGGCGGCAATCACGTAATAAGTCTTCGCAACCCTGCGAATTGGTACATACGTCGAGTCTGTGAAAAGGGCAAGACGTATAGCACCACAAACGTCATCGAAATCATGGAGGCCTTGGTCCACAAGTTCTTCGGTGATGAGGAGTATAGCGAGTTTGATCAGATGCAGCTTCTGAATCTTGACTGTATGGTCAATAAGGAAGCGGAATATGTCTTAGCGGAAATGGAACATCGGATATCTTCGGAGATCCTTGGCCACTTCCCCAAGATCGGTTCTGAGCTACCGCGACGCTTCTACCTTTTAAACAAAATGGATCTCATAATCGATGTTCCCCCTAATTACGAGGACCAACGTGGATACTTCTTCTAAAAACTACATCGTCGACTTCAGGCCGATCTTCAGCATCCTGAGTCAGAAGGATGTCGACGAGTTTTACTTTTACCCCGGCGAGATCTTTGGCTTCGTCGAGTCCTGTATTCTTGCAACCCAACGTGACATCGACGAAGAGACGCGTCATCGTTACATCGTGAACGACTTGCTGGGTGCAATGGAAGTCTGGACTCAGAAGGAAGAGAATCACATGGCACGTACCAGCGGCTCATGGGTTAACGGCAGATCTCTGGATCGCAGCTTGGTATTGAAACTTGCCGCACAGGCGATCGCCATCGATACGTTTGTGTACCGAACCATGTCGAATCTTTACGAAGCACATGGACATCTGGCCATCAATGCGCATTCGATGAACTGGACGCCTGCAAACGCTTTAAGACTGGAAGTGTCCTACTAATGGCAGTTCTCATCATTAACAAGATCCCGCTTTTGAAAATGCTTCGCCAGTTCTTTACGTTGGAATTCGGGATGGTTGATTATGATGACGTCCTGGACTGCCTATGTAGTGGGATCAATGGAAGCGGTAAAGATCGCGACCACGTAAGGGACATGGTCTATGGAGACGCCTGGTATCAGGGCCACCATGAACCGTACACCGACGAACAAAAAGCTCGACTGTTCCGATTCTTATTGGATCTGCGCGGAAAGATTGTCTGGGAGATACACCAAACCGGCAACGTCCCCTACCACCTGCATTTCCGATATTTGATAAAGCTCACGACGAGCATGTCTCTAAAGTTCGAGGTACACGAGTAAATTTCAATCGTTCGCCCGGCAATGGTTATGAGACAGCTTTCGACAATTCGCAAACACCATGAAAAAATTCATTGTACCAACCAAGGATAAGGTTCAGACTTGGATGGGATTCTTTTCTGCGGCCGGGCAGCAAGAAGAATACCAAAAAGATCTCATGCAGTCGATGATCATGATGTCCATGTCGTTGGCTTATGATGATTACCACAAACAAAACCAATTCTTCGAGCTTTACGAGAACACTCTCGTGATGTCGCTGGACTTGGCTAGCAGGGGCCTGATCTATGAATCGGACGAAGACGTAGTGGCGCAAACCGCTTACGACTTCTGTGTCGATCTGGTCGGCTATTTAAAAGACCTGGATATCCTCGGCAGGATTCCAACCGTAATGCAATTTGAGGGCTTTGTCAATATGAACATGGTAATCAGTGTCCTCGCTGCCGGGGAACCTTACGTTAACGAAATGGAAGAAAGGGCATGTCTGAGCGGGTAATTATCGACCTGCGTGAGCCGCTGCGAAATTTCTCGCGTGCCCTCTCGCACAAGGTCAGTCGAATTCCAGAATACGTATTAGAGGAAGTCGTTAACTTAGTTTTCGACGTCCTCATTTACGAGCTTGAAGATTGTCGCGATGAACCTCAACTGTCACGGTTGGGGAACTTCTATCGCGATGAACTCGAGCCCGACCCAAGATTCCACAAGCAGTTCGTGGATTCTTTTTTTGCGCTAATGGCCTTTATTGCCGAAACTCTTCGTGGGTACGGGATTTTCTCGTCCGATGGTTTCGAGTATCGTCCAGAGCGCAACAACAAAAACAGATCTATTGTGGTGAAGAAGTTCGATACATCCTACTAAGGTGACCCCAATGGCTCAGATGGAAAACAAAAAGACCTATGACTTCGAGGTGTATGCCCCGAATGTCTTAGGCACCGGATTCAAGCGTATCGAGATCCTCGGTTACTTCCCGTTCGAAACGGCTATCGTCCTGCAACCTGACCTCGCTCCGGTGCATGCGGAAGTCTATTCGTCGGGTCGTCTGCCTGCAGGTACTCCGAACGATCCGCGGCAATACAACTGGTATCGTATCAAGAAGCCTGACGGCTCGATCACGATGCTGGGCGAACCATGGATCGATCAGGCATCGATTCGTGAAGTCGCAGTCGGAGCAGCAACCTGCACGCTCCCCAACGTAACGACAACCGACCTGATCCGCCTGCGCGACATGTTCACGCAAGCGGGTTTCGTCGACTTCGAGATCAAGTTCGGCAACTAACATATTTTTTTGTTGGTAGCCCTACTCGTTTGATCCGATCCCCTTAGAGAGATCTTCGGATTGCTCTAAGGGGTTTTCATTCTTTATGCCGTAAACTTTAGGAAACCGGAATTTATGCAAACAGTCGTATTCCGTAAAGAAAAAGACCAATATCAACGTGATACCAAGATGCTCAATGGTTACGTGGATCAGGCGTCTTTCTACCTGCACAAGACCAAGAACATTTCGCTGGCGGAAGCCCGTGAGTTCGTCATTCAAAACCTGCGTCCAGGCGGTCTGTTCGAGTTTCATGATCCGAAGGTTCGCTTCCTGCATCGCGAAAACTTCGAAGATCGTCGTCTCGAAGAAACCACGATGTCGAAATACCTGTCGGATGTGATTGCAAACGACGAGTCGATGTCTCCAACCTTCACCTCGTATTGCTCGCCGGATGTCCGTCAATCCCTGTTGGCACTTTACACGATGGACAACATCGTTGGTCGTGACATCAGTAAAGGTCAGATGTTCGATGCGAAGAACGCCGGTGACGAAGTTCTGTACATCTTTAAGAACCTCGAACAGAATAACAAGAAGACCACCAACAACTCGCTGTCGGGTGCATCGCTGACTCCTTCGACCTGCCTATTCAACCCAACCTCGCACTCGTCCCTCACGACGAACTGCCGCAACACCACCGCGTACGGTAACGCGAACAACGAGAAGTTCATCGAAGGCAATCGCCATTATTTCGATGTCGATACCATCTTGAACAACCTGGTGTCGATCTCGCAGATCACCGACATGGAGAAGGTCGAAACCGCAATGCGGATCTACGGCCTGGCATATCCGACCACCGACGATGTGCTGTCTTGTATCGAACGCTCGAAGGACCTGTACTTCCCGTCGAACAAGATGATGGGACCAGTCTACGAGTTCATCGACAAGATGACTCCGCTGGAACGTGCTGCCTTCGTTTACGTTGGCGACTTCTACCATCTGTACAAGCACAACAAGCAATTCGTCACTGACTTGCTGGGTCGATTGATCTGGATTCCGAAATCTTCCCTGCCTGTTGAAGAAGCTGACTTCGTTCTGAAGGCGGTGTCGGAAGATACGGTCAACCTGTCCCGTCAGCTGTGCCGTGAGTTCTCGAAAGGCATGAAGCCTAAGGAGATCAAGAAAGCCAATGAGTTCCAGTATGGTATTCTGGCTCACGTAGCTAAAAACATCAACGACGTTCTCGTCGGCATCCAGCCGATCATCGACGCGTTCTGGCTGAGCGGCAACATGCCAGCATCCACCGGTAACTTCCCAACCTCGATTCGTCGTTCGGTCCTGGGTGGTGATACCGACTCGACTCTGTTCACCGTGCAAGAATGGGTCCAGCGTGTTTACGGTACGATTGGTTTCACTGACGAAATGTGCTCGACGTCTGACGTCGTAGTGTATCTCGCAGCGCAGACCTCGTCGCACCTGCATGCCATGATGAGTATCAACTACGGCGTTCATCGCGACCGCATCTTCGACGTACAGATGAAGAACGAGTACAAGTTCGACATCTTCGTTCCGACCCTGATGGCAAAGCACTACTGGGCAATGAAGTCCGCTCAGGAAGGTAACGTCTTCAAGTCTCCTGAACTGGAACTGAAGGGTGCAAACATGATCTCCTCGGCAACACCTGGTGACATCGTGAAGAACGTGAAGCAGTTCCTACTCGACCAGATGAAAGACATCGTGTCCGGTAAGGATATCCTGCTGGACGATCTGATCGACATCATCTCGACGAAAGAGAACGAGATCTACAGCGACGTCAAGTCCGGCAAGACCGAGTACTTTAAGATGGCTCACCTGAAACCTGCAAAAGCTTACAAGGTTCAGGACGAGGATCGTACTCCTTACTGGAATCACCTCTTCTGGAATCGCACGTTCGGCAAACTGTATGGGATGGTTGATGAACCGCCTTACACCATGCTGAAGGTTTCTCTTGAAGTCAATAACGTGACTGAGTTTACGACCTGGCTCGAACAGATCAAAGACCAACGTCTCGTGGAAGACATCAAGGAAGAGATGGCGCGCATCGGTCGAAAGATTCTGACGACCCTGTACGTTCCTGTAAGCATTGTTCAAATCTCCGGTATCCCTGATGAGATCCTCATCGGTTCCAATGCACGGAAGATCGTTCGCGAGTCCTGTGGTGCTTACTACCACATTCTCGAAGCGATGGGTGTCGGTATGGCCAACAAGAAAAACACACGCATGATCTACGACCTGTATTAATCGAGCGCATCTCTCCTAGCCGAAAGGCTAGGAGAGGCGTCGATACTGTGAGTAAATAAATAAAAACTTACAGGATTCCAAATGCTAGAAGCACTACTTACGAAAAAGAAGCCAAAGTTCGGAGATGCTACCGGAATCGCCATCGATGGTTTTACTGGAACCCCAACGCAGTCTTCCGGCGTAACTAAAGATGGTGACAGTTATAGCTTCTCGGCGGCCCAGACCAACTGGCTACGAATTCCTTATGCGGGAACTCCCAATCTGGTAGGAGAGGACACCGAAATAATCTGTCGTTTCGTCGTCGAGACGATTCCTTCTACAAGACTGAATCTGTTCTCCAGGTATCGACAGGGCAATGATCCTCCATCATGGATGATTGCCATCGAAGCAGACGGGTCAGTGAACTACGTCTATAACAACCGATGGGCCACCATGACCGGCCCGTACAAAATCCAATTCGGAGTCGAACAGAAAATCGTCATTCGAAGACAAGGGGCTTTGTATCAAGTCTATCTGAACGACAACCTGATCCTAAGTCTGAACTATCCTGGTACCTATGCGAATACTTGGGACTGGGTGTTTGGTAGTTACCTGAATGGCTCCAATGGCGTCATTCTGAATACCTATTCTTTCCCAGCCAAATGGACCTTGCTGGGTTTCTCGGCCAAACGAATCTAATAAGACCTGAATATGCATGAACCTTTACTCCTAGTCCAGTCTACTCCGCCCGATCCTTATTGGGACAATGTCCTCTTCCTGTCCCATTTCGACGGAGGAGCAAATGGCAGCAGTTTCGTCGATCAAAAACAACATGTAATCAGCGCCTATAGCGGCGCTCGTATTTTCTTAGACGGAACCCCAAGGTTTGGCCGAGGAAGTTTGTCACCAAATGGCGGATACATCGACATCAATGGGGCGGATCTGGAACTCCCAGGCGATTTTACAATGGAAGTTTGGATGTGGGCGAATTCACTTCCTTACAACGCAAACGTCGCTATCATTGGTCACTCCGCATATGCCACTGCTGGTAATGGCAACTTCTTACTAAGAACCAGTTTCGCTAATTCCGAAATCCACTGGGCTTCCTATAACGGCGCCCATACGTCCTCGAACGCAAATGAGACCATCTTGCCGGCAGTTGTTCCTGGAGGCATTCCGCTTAGGCAATGGAACCATATTGCCGTGACAAGACAAAACTCGACCGTCAGGATTTTCCTCAACGGAAAACTTCTCGGATCAGTACAGGATACGAAGATCCTAAATCCTTCATCGGCCTATAAATTCCGAATTGGCGGCGGACTCGCCTACTGCCAGTCTCTGGATGGTAACATGGACGATTTTAGGATAACGAAGGATATTGCTCGATATACTTCCGACTTCGAGATTCCAGCAAGGGCTTTCCCAAATCGCGGCATCTAAACATAAACACACTACATACTCCTGGCCGCGAGGCCAGGAGTATGTATGCGTCTTATAGCGTAGCAACGAGTTGTTCGATTACTGCTTTTTGTTTCTGGAAGAGTTCAGCCGGGACAGCACTTTGAATCGTGCCATCTTTCAGGTAGAGCCTGAGCTCATACTTGATTCGATTGATCTCATTCGGGTTCTGGTTCTTCACGCCCTTCTCGAAGCTTAGGAAATACAAGAGCATGTCGATTCGAGCGAGGTAGATTGCCCAGTTGACTTGACGGGACTCGGAGATATCGGGAAGCTTCAGGAGCTGCATCGCGTCGACCTTATCCACTAAGGGAATTGTCATCGCAATGTTACCGATGTCACGGTTCATGTCTTCCAGGGAACCATTCAACATGCCCAACAGACGATCGCACTTGGTCGTGTAGTTGGTTACATGGAACGGATGCTGGAACTCATTGTCCGAAGTCGGAAGACCTTGACGAATACGAACCATGCGATTGAACACCGCGTGATCCATTGCTTCGAAGATCATGTTGTTAAGTGGATAGGCGTAGCAGAAGTGATAGATCGAGTTACGACCAGTCGCTTCAGTTACATACGTTTCCTGCCACTTACGGTAAGCACGATACTGGACAGCCAGCATCGGCAGGTTGATTGCAAAGACACTCAGGCCATTACTCACTACCTTACCAGTCAGTGGGAAACAATCGATCCGATCGAACCCGTGACGCAGAACCTTGATGGGCCTCGCATCGCGCCAGTTCTCAGTTACTTCTACTGGATCGAAGACTTCATCGGTAACGATGATTACCTCACGACTCTTGCCAGAGAAGAAGACGTTGTTGAAGATACGTCCTTTACTCATGGACGTCGTAAAGCCCAGCTGTTGGGCAACCGTCAACGCTTTCATGTCAACGGTTTTGTAGTATGGGTAAAGATCCAGATCGACGCTAGTGGCCAACCCGAACAGGAGTTTGATCAGTTCATGATCCGAGCCAACCGCATACGCACCGCTCCGGTAGTACGTATTCGCATGGTTCAGGTTCATCGTTAAGCCGTCACGGACATAACTCCACTCGGGCAAACGGATGGTTCCTTTGATGCGGGTCGACAGATTGTTGAAGAGACTGAGCATAGTTAATCGGCCATGGGAAATATTTTTCTACTATCAATAGTCATACCATGAACTTGGATATAGGCTAAACCACCTGCATGTAAAAAGTTACAGGAAAAACCCTATAATGTGTAGACGACACGTCTGCAACGTGTTGGCACCTATGTTCCCTTTTCGCCGATATATCCTTGAGATGTGGTTTTAAACTAATTTCACTGATATATTACAAAGTTGATCAGACATTGGAATCGGATCAATCTTTCACCCATACGACACAGTTCCGTGTACGTGTGTTACTTTTCATCTATCTTTCCTGAAGGAAATCAAAATGGCAATCGAAGGTCAAGACCAGCAATCCGCAGTTCGTCGTGCAATGGCTGAAGCGCAGCAGCGTCAAGGCGGCACCAACAAAGACGACCGTGGTGGTCAACAAGAAGAGCGCGGCAGCCGCCGTGAAGAATCGCGTCGCAGCGAAAGCCAGGCGCCGACCCGCTATGCATCGCTGTCGAGCATCGGTCGCATCAACCCGACCCCGCTCGCGATGAGCAACACCGCCGAAGCGCTGGAAACTTTCCGCCGCGACTTCGTTGAAGCAATGCCGTCCAAGGACGACAACAACATGCTGAACGTCAGCGTGTTCCCG